AAAACTATGAATGCACCTAAAAAACGTGGCAATTGGAAAGGCAGCAAGCGTGGTAAGTACCGCCCGAGGAATCGTCGTATTGGTGGGGATCGCCCTCACACGAAGCTTTCAAGAGAGCAAGTGGAAGCCATCTGGAAGCACTTGCAAGATAACATCCTCACACAGACAGAGATAGCAAACCTATTTGGTATTGTACAAGAGAATGTCTCGCATATTGCCAATGGAAGGCGCTGGTGCAACGTAACAGGTCTGCCTAAGCGTACTAAAGCCTCTAGTGTCCCACCTCCAACAGGGGCCACTAACGGGCGTAAGAGGGATGGGTACAAGAAGCTATTGAAGAAAGCTTCTAGGAAGCAATATGAAGCCCTTCAGAACGCTTGTATCGAGGCTATCCTGTCAGGTACTAACAAAGTGGAGATAAAGCTTCCTACGCTATTTAAGAAGCCCGAAGGGTTCCCCTCATTTGCCGAGAAGATTGTTATTGGAGGAACAAACATTGTTGCTACAATGAATGCTAAGACACTCCTTAATTGGATGTATAAGAATGGACACTCTCCTTATAGTTCTCAGGATATGGCAAGAATGACGGCACAAGTGAAGATGAAGATTTCTTTAGCAGACAGTTACTTAGGAGTTGACTTGTTTAAGGATTTTGTGGATAATGTTGGAATTGACAATATAGGAGAAGATGATGAGCAATAATAAAGTATGGCCTAATTTTAGAGTTATCCAGTTTCGAGAAGGTGATGATGCGTATCGTGCTGTTCATATCGTAAACTATGACTCTATTGGTATCCCTGTATCCTACAATGAATACTGCACACAGGTATTGTGGAACGTCTATGATGGTGCTCCTGCCGACATAATCAGTATTCTTACAGATGCTGCAGCCCTTCCAGTATTGTATGCTAAAGACTTTGGAGAAAATAATGGTTGATGATTATGTGAAGCAAGAAATTAAGAGGTTGTACGATCTTGACATGTTGATTATAGTAGATTTCAAATCTCTCGTGTATGGTGACATCTACTACGTAGAGCTTGGGGACAAGTATTACGAGGTTCTTGAACATTATAGATTAGACGATAAGATTATTAGAGAAGTGACCCCGAGAATTATTGAAATAACAGAGTGGGACTACGTATGATGCCCCTCCTAAGTGAGTGCACACTAGAAATCTACGACGAATTTGAGGATGAAGACATTACTGTGAATGTCTTTTACTACTATACTAAGGGAATTCCTGCTACACGTAATGATCCTCCAGAATTTCCTGAGGTTGAGATTATGGATATCGAGTACGAGGGAGAAAGTATTATGAGTAGATTCTCTTGGCAAGAGATTAAGCATTGGCAAGGAATTATTCTTGAGGATTATGTTGCAAAAGACTGACAAATAGCTTGACGTAGGTTGTTGAAAAGAGTATAATTATGATTCAATACGGCACTAGCTCAACTGGATAGAGCAGCACTCTTCTAAAGTGCAGGTTCCCAATTCAAGTTTGGGGTGCTGTACCAAGATTTAAAGGTTTCTGGTATTGAGTTACCAGAGCCAACAAAGCAATAGCGGCGTGGAGAGCTACTGGGGATTCTCGGTGGCAACGGGGACACGCAACGATAAGCAGACAGGCTGCGCCCTTTGAAAGTGTGGGTATCGTGAAAACCTGAGCTGGAGTAGCGACCAGCCTATTGCTTTGTTGGTAGTAGGAGCAGAGTCTAGTATGGGACGGACTAATGGGCTAAGGGCATAATACGACTAATCATCTTAAAATTGCTTAAATACATTAAACGGAGTAGTGGGATTTGGGGTGATTCCTGAAGATGTGTCTACACCGGCTACCAACAACTCTTTAGCAGCAATGCCGCATGTCATTCACATGCACAATATCCAAGGAGTCCCAAGAGGGATTATACTAGGAAATCTATAAAGGAAATACAATGGCAGAAGATAAGAAAGCAACATTCGGTGTGATTGAAGGCGTGTTGGTTTATGCTAAGATTGCGCAGCCCGATAATAAGTTTGAGAGCAAAGATACCGAATACAGTATTGGTATTATTGTTGATGAAGATGCAGCAGATGCTTGGGAAGAACAGTTTGCAAAACAGCCTCCACGTAAATTCAAGGTAGCGGACTTTGAGACTAAGTTTAAATTCCCTTGTCCATTTGAGGGCGTCAAGAATGTGTACCAGATTACACTGAAGAAGGATGCTGTGGTTGGTGGTGAAGAAATGTACCCAGAGTTCCGACCTAAAGTGTTCTTGGACGATGCTGAGGGTGAACGTACAGATATCACTGAGTCACGCCTAGTAGCTAACGGGAGCCGTGGTAAGGTATCTTACCGTATCACCTCTAATAAATATGGTACGTTCGCACGCCTGCAAAATGTCTTGATTAAAGAAGAAGACTTTAAAGAGTATGTTTCTACTGGTAGTAAGGGTGCTGGCAGCGAGTTTGGTGATGATAAACCAGTAAAGAAAGAGCCAGCACGAAAAGAGGCTACTGAAGCTCGTAAGCCTCGTGAGGAAGCCCCTGAAGATAAGACTCCTACAAAGCCTGCAGCAAAACCTGTCAAGGCTACTAAGGTGGCTAAAGTCGCTGAGGACGAAATTGAAGATTCTCCTTTCTAAATTTAGTTGAAATACCTCCCACAGACCTTTTTAGGTCTGTGGGGTTTTGTTATTGGAGGTGTTCTTGAACATAAAGAAGGTCTACTACTCAGAGTCTAGCCCAACAGGACTTAGGTGGAATATAGATGTATTCTGCGGTAAAGAAAATAGAATACATAGGGTCATAAAAGACTCAATTGCAGGGAGTAAAACCGTTTCAAATTATTACGAAGTAACCATTTCGCAGAAGGCATACCTATGTCACAGGCTAATTTGGGAGATGTTTAATAAAAGTGTTCCTGCTGGATTAGTGATTGATCATATTGATGGTAACGGGTTTAACAATGTAATTGAGAACTTACGTGTTGTACCTCATAAAATTAATCTCAGAAATGTCAAGAAATCTGTCCGCAATAAATCAGGTATTACTGGCGTTTGTGAGACTACAGATGGTAGATGGAAAGCAACTTGGTATGGTGATAATGGTAAGTGTTTTACCCGGACTTTCTCGATAGAAAAATACGGGTATATAGAAGCTAAAAAATTGGCATGTGCTGAACGCGATAAGGCTATTAAACACCTTAATGAAAATGGTGCGGGTTATACAGAAAGGCATGGACTATGAAGAGGTTGTGTTGGGACTTAGACTACATTAAATACTCTATAGGTAGCGCTTGTGAAACAAGGTCAATTATTGTTACACATAAAAATACAGGGGACCAAAAAGAATTTAAAAGTCGCACAAATTTTTACGGTCATTGGAAGACAAAAAGTGGTGGGTGGCTTGCAGAGGTTAATGCAAAGCGGCTCACCCCCTTCGTGTTTAGTGATTTTATAATCCAAGACAAGCAAGTGGCAGAGCCTGTAGAATATGCTCTCCAGACTGTAAAGAACCACATCAGCGGTATTAAGAAAAAACTAGGTGTGGATAACTATTATGGATATATCGGAAGAGGTGACTCTTGGAGGGTTGGTGCTTCCACAATCTTAGAATATAAGGGTGACCGTAAAAATAATCTTAAACCGCTTCTACTGGATGAGATTGAAGACTATCTACTGAAGCACCACAATGCTATAGAAGTTCGTAACAAAGAAGCTGATGATCAATGTGTAATTGACTGCTATCAAAATGACTCTCATATTCTTTGCGGAGTAGATAAAGACTATAATGGCTCTGAGGTGACTTTCTTTAATGTGGATAAGAGCGACAAGCCCCTACGTATAAGGGGTCTTGGGAGCTTGTGGCTAGATGATAAGAGCAGTGTCCGTGGAATTGGTAGAAAATTCTTCTATCATCAAATAATGTCCGGGGATAGTAGTGATTGCTATTTTGCTAACTCTGCCACAGATAAGAAGTGGGGGGATAAAAGCTCTTTTAAGCTTCTTGAGCCTTGTACAACTGATGCAGAGTGTTGGCAATCCATAGTTAATGGATATAAGGCGCTCTATCCAGAGCCTTCTAAATTTATCGGTTGGAGGGGGGATGAGTTGGATATCACTTGGGACTACGTTCTTAATGAGAACTGCCAGATGGCGCATATGCTGAGATTCGATGGTGATAAGTTCAACCTATACCCACTACTAGATAAACTAGGAGTAGAATATTGAACAAAGCTCCTTGGGAAGAATATCCAGAAATATGGAAAACAGAGTCAGCATTTATGAGTTGGATTAGGGGAGGGATTCGTAAAGCGCTATGGAATCGACACCCAGTGAAGTTAAACTTTATTAAGAATAACCGTATCAGGATTCCTAACCCAAATCCGCGAGGAAGAGTGGACGAGGTGTGGGGTGCAGAATGTGCTCTTACTGGAGAGATAGCAGTTATATCTGAGATGGAAGTTGACCACAGAACGGGAGGACACTCGTTAAAGACTTTGGACGACCTTAATAGTTTTATCAGCGGGATAGTTTTGATCACTGAAGATGACCTACAGTTTGTTACAAAGAAGGCTCATAAAATAAAATCTCACTCTGAAAGAAAAGATGTCACTTTCGAGGAAGCCCGAATAGAGAAAGAAATAATTGCTATCACAAAACTTCCTGTAAAAGAGGTGATTGCTTTCTGCAAAGCAAAAGGGTATACTGATGAATTGTTGAGTAACGCAGCCAAAAGGAAGAAGGCTGTTGTGGAAATTCTTAAAAAGGAGAAATAGTATGAAACTGCCGGAGAAATTTAAGTTCGTTTGCGAAGGTGGCAATATTGTATATTCTGCAGAGGTTGTTTCAGATATGGTGGAAATGACTTGGGAGAGTGCTACTGAAGGTATGCTTAAAAAGTATAAAGATAGTTATCCACTTGGTCTTGCTGCTGGTTACGTGGAAGACGACAAGTGGAAGATTATTGAGGGGCAATATCCAAATGGAGAAGATGCAAAGGGAAACCCGCTTAATTTTAATGCGGATATGCTGAAGCCATTTATGCGTATTGCCACCAGCGGTGCTGCGAGTTACATCGTAAGATCGTCTTCTGGGGAAGAAATTCGAGGTGTTCGTGAGCATGGTATTATAAAGAACCACTTGTCATTTGATGTTTTGGATTTGTCTAAATCCCTTATATGCGCAGTTTATGCTGAGCCAGAGCCAGATGATCTGCTCAATCCACTTATTTGCGGTAAGCTCCTCTGGATACGCACTTCACCAGAAGCTGCGCAAAAGAAGCAAGCCATAAGGGCTCTTGAGCAAGAGATTGCAAACAAAATTACGGAATTACAGATTCTCAAGGAGAGCAAGTGTCATTAGAAACTATACGATCAATATTTGAATATAGTGTGTATGAGCAGTATCACTCAGATGCTATTAAAGCAGCCTTCACAAGTGGCCTGTCACACATTATGACTCGTCAGGAATTTCTTAAAATGAAGCCTAACGGAGACTACGTGAACAGCATTGTAAGTAACAGCTGGACAGGGTATATGCTGGGTGTTCGTGATGTGTTGGAGTCTCAGAAACTTAAGGAGGAAGATAATGACTAAGGTTATTTGGGTGGGTGATAACAAAGGCGTATCTCGTGGAAAATAGCCATCAGATATGGCGAGATAAGTCCGAAGATAGTCTACCTGACGAGATTTGGAAATCATTGCATAACACCGCCAAATATGAGGTAAGTAGTCTTGGAAGAGTGCGTGTGACTATAAATCAGGAGAATACTAACGGCAAGCATTTTTGGAAAGGGAAGATAATAACGTCTAACCAGCAATCCAAAACTAAGATGTATCTTCGCGTCACACTTAACATAGACGGAGTGCAGCGACCAGAACTTACTCATCGGCTAGTAGCCAAGGCTTTTGTTAGTAGAGAGACTGAGGACAGGAATCAGGTTAATCATAAAGATGGTAATCCTAAGAATAATTCCTACCGTAACCTAGAGTGGGTAACTGCTCAGGAAAATAAGGATCATGCAATAGCAACAGGCTTGCAGTGGTATCTAGAGGGAGAACAAAAATCAGAGGCCAAACTTACGGAGGTCAAGGTGTGGGAGATACTATGCCTATATTATCTAGAGTTTGAATTTCAGACAAGTATAGCAGCTACTTATGGGCTTCATCCGCAGTATATATCACTAGTTACACGAGGAGAGAGGTGGAATAAGGTATTTAAAAAGTTTGTAGAGATATACAGGGAGGAGTACGAATCATCCAGATACCAATTAGCTAGTAGACACGGGGCATACTGCCGACAACCTAAAGGAACCAAATGACTAAATATGTAGAATGGCAGGAAAGTGCAATCAAGCTGGCAAAGACTAATACGTTATCGTGGCGCGAGATTGCCAGAGTTCTCGATGTACCCAAATCGACTTGTTCAGACATGCTTCGCCAATATTATGAGTTTATGGGGGAAGATGACGAAAACACATCTAGCAGTGTGAAAGAGAAGAGTGTTACTCACCTCTATATCCCTGATAATCAAGTACGTCCCGGAATCTCCCTCGACTATCTCGATTGGATTGGGCAGTATATTGTCCGTAAGCGGCCAGATGTTATCATTAATGCTGGTGACTTCGCAGACATGGAATCTTGTTCAACATATGATAAAGGTATGCGCTCTGCAGAAGGTAAGCGAGTGCAGCATGATATAGAAGCTGCTATTAAAGGTATGGAAGTGTTGCTTGCACCGCTGCGTAAGCTTCAAGTAGCTCAAGAGAAGGCCGGTGAAGAAGTATATCGACCCCGTATGGTAATGACGCTGGGTAACCATGAAAACCGATTAGAACGGCATGTTAATATGAATCCTGAGTTGCATGGCTTTCTATCTGTAGATGATTTACAATACAAAGAGGCTGGTTGGGAAGTAATTCCATTCCTTACGCCAATTGTGATTGACGGTATTGCGTATTGCCACTACTTTCAAAATGTTATGACAGGTAAGCCATTAGGCGGCAACGCAGCTAACCTACTTAAAGTCATTGGCATGAGTTTTACACAAGGTCATCGTCAACAGCTTGATATTTCTACACGATACCTTCAAGCAACAGGGCAACAACAGTTTGGACTTATTTGCGGGGCTGCGTATGTACACAATGAAGACTACAAAGGTGTTCAAGGTAATCATCACTGGCGTGGAATTATTGTAAAACATAATGTTAAAGATGGCAGCTATGATCCTTTGTTTATTTCTATGGACTGGCTTGAGAAGGAGTATGGAAAATGACCCCACAACAAAAGATTAAGTGGATTATTCTTGATTCGTATTTCAATGAGTATGGTACTATTGAAAAAGATGGTATTCCCCAATATCCTCCAATCACAGAAGAAAACATTGACGATATCTACGAAGATGTCGAAGAAGGTTGTGATTACTTGCAAGACATTAAATATGAGATTAGGGGAGGTGACGTTGAGACAGATATTCCTTGTGACTATTCACGGCACTATGAGGCAAAATCTGTAGCAGCTTTAGCTCCCGACAAAACATGGGTAGGCTGGACGTACTGGTATGGTGGAGGTAAACACGGAGAGCCAGCATCAATTGATTGGGTAGGTTCTGCTTATGATGTTAAATATGAAGCAGAAGAACAACTCGTAGTTGTGCAAACATTTACTAAGGTGACTGGTTGAACTTCCAAATACCAATACCCCTAGGAAGCCTTCCTATAACCCTCTACTGCATTTCAGATGCTTCCGTGGCCTTCGTACCTAATCAACCGTTTAAAACGATTGTGGACTATTCTGGGGGCTTGGAGGCCATCTTCGACAACGAGGGGTTTACAATAGCAGGAGAATCTTATAATTACCGTGAGAAAATATGGTACAAAGACTCTCCAAGTGTGGTAGAATGGCTACAGCGTCAGAAATTGATTATGCCAATATTGCAGTAGTGTTTTGAGGAGAAATAAATGAATGTAACTAAGCTTTACAATGATGTAGAAAAATTTAATGAAATTGCAGGCAACTTTGACTATGTTGACTTTAATAGTATCGATAATCAGATTGGCTTCATCTTTGAGGAATTGTCAGAAACCATTACAGCAGTTGAGAACAAAGATGATGTAGAACTTCTTTACGGAGCCTGTGATCTATTCGTAACTGTAGCTGGCTTGCTCCAGAAACTTGAGTCTGCAGGCTTCAAAGTGGAAGAAGCTATGAAACGGGTTAATAAGAACAACTTGAGTAAATTCGCTAAGAGTCCTAAATCTGCTCCAGAGGAGGCAGTAATGGTTATCCACCATCCTGAACATAATGTGTATGTGTTCAAGAATATTGATGGTAAGATTATTAAGCCTACAAATTTTGTACCTGTAACTCTTAAAGACCTCGCCCCAATTGGCTTCTTGGAGATTACACAATGAAGGCTGTCTCCCTGCGTGATCTGAAGTGTATTCCGGCATTGTCTGCATACACTGAGCTAGAACTTATTCACCCTAAAATGGATGCCAAGATTCGTCCCTATGTATATGAGATGGGAATTGACGTAGAATACCCTGTAGAATACGCTGCCAATAATCATCGAGACTTGAACGATAATACGGGGATAGGTTATCGTATTCTTGGAGATATTCGCTGTGATCGTACATGGCTACACTCCCCTTGGTGTGATATTATTGATCGTGTGGCTGTTACAGGGTATGTTGACACATCATTGACACGAGAATTGGCAGAGATGCTTAATCACACAGTTAATTTTGACGCTTTCACAGAAGAAAATGATACAAGCTATACTGATTCAGACTTTACCCAAGACCTTATGGAGAAAGACTTCGTAGAAGTTAGTACAGTGCTGACACTGATGCGGAAGGAATTGTTAAGTCTTCGGGGAGACTTTGTAACAATGCTGCGGGAAGATTCTGTTACAAAATAGTTACTGTATGGCTATAGACAGAATGCTAATATTATGTTAAAATAGATGCTTCCGCTGAAATATGTGGGAGTGTTTATAATTAAAATTAAAGGGTAAAATGACAAAACTGAGGGAGGCTACAAACAGCTTCACAATTAAGTACCCAAAACTAGTAGAATACGCAGACTTACAATTGAATGAGTTTTACTGGAAATGGAAAGAAATTCAGGTAGAGAAAGATAAGCACCAATTCCTTGTCGAACTTACAGAGGCAGAACAGCATGCTATCCTTACAGCGGCTAAATTATTTGTAAAATACGAATCCTTTATCGGTAATGAGTTCTGGATGACACGTATTATGAAAATGTTCCCGCGACCAGAAGTAGAGCGAGTTGCAGCAACATTTGGTATGGTAGAGTTGGCTATTCACGCCCCTTTCTACCAAGCCCTTAACACGCAGCTTGGTCTAGATAACGACGAGTTCTGGGAAAGCTATGTAGATGATCCTGTGCTCAAGGAGCGTATGGAGTTTTTGAGTGGGTTTATAGATAGTGGTGATGATAGATTGTCTTTGGCTGTTTTCAGTATGATGGAGGGCGCTGTCCTATTCGCTAACTTTGCCCTGTTTAAATCATTCAACTCAAATGGTCACAACATGCTTGTTAACTTTGGTGCAGGTATTAACCAGAGTGCATTGGACGAGGGACTGCATCACGATACAGGCGCGTACTTGTTCCGCCAAGATTTGAAAGAATCTAAGTTGCCTAAAGCAGAGGTAGATGCTTTGTTTGAGAAGATCAGACAAGCTGGACTTGTACTGTGCATGCACGAGGAAGCAATAGTAGAGAAATTCTATGAGAAAGGTGATCTTCGCGGTATTACTAAGGAGCAATTCAAAGTATTTATCAGGTCACGTATCAACTACTGCCTCAGTAATTTTGGTATTGAACCTATATTTGATTTGACAGGGATAGATAACCCTGTGGAGGGCTGGTTTGGGACCAAGATAAAAGGATATATTGCTAACGATTTCTTCAACACGATAGGCCGCGAATACTCGTCGCGTTTTTCAGAAGACAAATTTGTGTGGAAGGTAGAACAATGAGCAAAAAGAAAGAATTGAATTACGAGGACTACTCAGTTCTCCGTAAACAAGGTCAAGAAGATGGTACTGTACCGGAGTGGATGCAAACTGGGGGCCTTCAGTTGTTTATGAAAAACTACTTGTATGCTGCGGAGAACCCATTGGAGCAGTTTCAGCGTATTGCCAATACATTGAGTGAGTACGCGCCTGTACTGGTCAGCCCAACGGATAAAGGTAATTTTTCCAGTAAGAAAGATTTTCAAAAATACTGGGGAGAAAAGTTCTTTAACGTATTGTGGAAGGCCCATTTCTGTTGTTCTACCCCCCTGCTAGCCAACACAGGAACTGACCGTGGCCTACCAGTAAGTTGCTCAGGCGGTATCTTGGTGGACGATAGTGTTAGCGGTTTTTACGATGCTGCTAAAGAGGTAGCGCTTCTGACTAAATATGGTTTTGGTACTGCTGTAGACGTAAGCAATGTACGTCACCGTGGTTCTGAGTTTAAGGGTGGAGGTAAGGCATCTGGTGCGCTCCCTGTTATGCAGATGTTTGGTGATGTCACCAGTAAAGTTAGCCAAGGCAGTAATCGTCGGGGGGCTGTGGCTAGTTATATAGATATTGAACACAAAGATTTTTATGAGATTGCTGACTACCTTGAACACCACCCAGATGAATTGAATGTTGGTTGGAAGGTTAGTGACAAGTTTATTGCTAAACTAGACGCGGGTGTAAAAGAAGCACATAAGAAGTTTCGTAGAGTTATGAAGGTTAAGGCCATAACAGGGAAAGGATATTTCTCATTTACAGATAAAGCAGAAAGACTTAAGCCAGAGGCATATGTAAAGAATAATCTGTCCGTGTCAGCTCCGCAACTGTGTAACGAAGTATTCCTACACTCTGACAATAACCACACGTATACTTGCGTGCTAGGGTGGATGAATCTGTCTAAATGGAAAGAGTGGAAAGATACAGATGCCGTATTTGTCTCTACTGTACTGTTAGACTGTGTTGTATCTTATTTTATAGATATTGCTAAAGATATTAAGGGACTAGAGAAGGCTGTATTGGCCACTGTCAAGGGTCGCCCTATCGGACTTGGTGCAGGCGGGCTGCATACATTGTTCCAACAAGAGATGTTACCATTCGCATCCATTGAAGCATATATTCTTAATAAAGAAATATTTGTTCAGATCGACAAGCAATCTTTGGAGGCTTCCAAAGCTCTGGCAGAGGCAGAGGGAGAGCCAGAGTGGTGTAAAGGTTTGGGTATCCGCATGACTCATCGTATGGCGGTGGCTCCTACAAAGTCTACAGCTTTGATTTATGGGGGTATTAGCGAGGGCATTAATCAGGATGTGGCTTTTAGTTTTATTCAGTCAACAGCCGGAGGTGAGGTGTCCCGCGTAGTACCTGTACTCCTTGAGCTTATAAAGAGCAAAGGTTTAGATATTGAAAAGTGTATTGATGATGTAAATAAAGCCAAGGGAAGTGTGCAGGACGTTTCTTGGCTGACAAAGAAAGAGAAAGAGGTATTCACTACTATGTTTGAAGCACCCCACGAAGCTGTGCTTAGACAAGCATCTGCTCGTCAAAGAAACATTGATCAAGGCCAGTCTCTCAATGTAGGATTTGATAAGAGGCACGATGAGGAGTATATTTCACGAATTCATCAGATTGCGTTTAAAGACTCTCACATTAAGGGTATGTACTACGTAGTGGGTAAGCGAGAGGAGGCTGGAGAAGAGCCTGTCATTATTCAACAGGAAGATTGTTTGGCATGCCAATAAGGGGAAATATGCTGATCGTATACAGTAAAAACAATTGTAGTGCATGTAGCAGAGCTAAAGATTTGTTGAAACTTAAGGGCATTGAATTTGTTGCCGTAAATACAGACGAAGATTTTGAAGCATTTGATTTTATAATTGCTAAAGGGCATAGGACATTCCCTCAGATATATAAGGACAACGGGGAGATATTTGTTGAAGGTGGTTTTGAGGGCTTGAGAAAACATTTCGAGGAAGAGTTAAAAAGCATTTGACAAGCTGCCCGGCATTTGGTATTATTCGTTTTGTCGGGCTTGATTGCCTAAATTCAAGGAGAAGATATGTTTAAATTTGTCTTGACACGTTGTGGAGAGTTCTATATCATCTCTACAGAAAAGTACCATCAAGATTCTCATGTGCCGGGGAGTATTGTCTGGGCTGCAGGTTATTTTGATGTGGACGGAGAAGGAGCCTTCCTAGAGGTTCAAATGCACGGTAAGTCAATCGGATATGAATGTGGATTCAGTCAAGTACATCAGAAGAGGGTTAATGAGGCATTCAAAGAGTTGGGTATTACCTTTGAGGACTTCGAGAAGAAGTGGGCTAACCAAGATCGCGGTGTTATCGTGTATACTTTGTGGAACGGGGATTCTGAATAACGCTTGATAGTGCACTCCGACCAGTTTATCATATGGGCTGGTTGGATATTTAAACAGGAGAACGCGCAATGAAATTAGAACTCTGGAAGATTAAAAACTTTGCACGTAATCTCTGGACATTTAAACGGGCACTGTACGAGTATGCTTCTTGGGATTACTCCGGCACTCTCAGACTGATGGAGACGGCCTTTAAGGATATGTCAGAAAGCCATAAGAACCATTCTCAGCATCTTTGTCAGGATAGGAAGGTAAGGGAGCTGATAATCTTGTCTGAGCTTTGCAAGAGGCTTAGGGAAGATGACTACGGGATGGATTGCTCTGACTTCTCTGGAGGGTACGCAGATGGTATGTATGGAGTAAGAGTAGAAGGAAAGTTCCCTGTGTACGGCACTAAGTCTTATTGGGAAGATATAGAGAACATCAAAAAGAATGACCTTAATCTTCTTACTAAGATGCTTAATAGGAAGCTTCTTACATTCTGGCATTGACGGTTATTATAAAAAGTAGTAGGATATGATTTTTAAACAACACTAAGGAGAAATAAAATGGCAACAACAGTAAGCTTGGATACAGTAGAAGGTAACGTAACACTCAACTCGGACGAGATGCAAGCCTTTACGCGACGCTCTACACAAATTCTTTCAGAAGTTGAAGCGTTGAATGAGGATTTTAAAGTGCTTGTGCAAGAAATGGCTGATGCTACAAAGCTTAAGAAGCCTAAAGTGTCTAAGTATCTTAAACAGCGCTATACATACAAGACTAAGGAGACAAAACAATTAGGTGAATTGTTTAGTACGCTTGACGATGTGGTGGATAACTAATGAGTAGCGGAGTTGTTATTCAGACGCCTACCAGTAGGGGTTGCCAAGGTCGTGTGAAAGTATTTACAGAGCTTGGCGAAGAGCTTCAAGCCATCTCTGTCAAAATTAACTATGAGATTGATAGCATAGTCACAGCGATAATTGAGATACCTGTGAAGGATATTAAAGTTTCTATGGGTGCAGAGGAATAACTATCAGGCAATAAAAAGCCCGTAGACCTTTTCAGGAATACGGGAAATGCTCTCTACCAGAAAGCTAAACTTACAGGCTCTTATTCCTGCTTTATTTTTACAGCATCTATAAGAGCCTTTTTTTCATCTGCACATTTGTGCAATAATATTCCATTCTTTACAAGAGCGTCTGTCAAATCTTTCCCAGTAATGCCCAACAACGCACTAGGACGCTCACAGGGCTGCAGAAAGGATGCCGGTATAGGCTGTGTAGCCACTTGCCCTACAGCACACCCTGAGAGGCTTAAAACGACTCCTATGGCTATTAAGATATTCCTCATTTCCCGCCCCCTACTAAGATTTCATTAATCTTGTCTTTTCCTTCTTCGTCTATGCACACATTACTATACACAGGACGTTCCACAATCTTCTCAATCTCTTTTACCACTTTTACAACACGTTCTTTTGTATTACCTTGCTCAGCTACGTATAAGTCCCACAAATTGTTGAAGCTCTTTGTAGCAGCCTCATTAGCTTTAGCCACTTCAACAATTGTCTGCATTTGCTGATTACGTTTTCCCGCGTTATACACGTACCAATAGCTAGAAAGAATAGCTGTAATCAAAACTAGAATTGCAATAGCCTTTGTCCAAAGTCCTGTAAACATTATGTCTCCTTAAAGGACTTCTAAAGCCCTCTTGTAAATTGCTAGCCTATCAGCCCATCCGTTAGAGTCGCCAATCTTAATTGTCTTACGTCCACGATTAACTTTGTCAGATACCCCGTCAATGTCGCCCTTGTCGGCCCACTCGTTCAGGCCATCTCTGTCCCAAAACCATGCCGCGCTTCTGCAAGCATTCTCTGGAAGCTCAACCAACTCTGGGTGTTCAAGACAGTCTATGTCAAGCTCCATCATCATTGATGTGTAGTTTGCTCTGCCTGTTAATTGAATAAGTCCGCGACCCTTATACCGGACGCCGTCTCCGGGAAACAAATTACCCAAATCCCTACGTCCTTCGTAAGCAGCCCCCGAAGCAAGCTCCTTGACATAGAGAAGCTGACCACTCTCGTGTCCTATCTGCGATAAGAAGGCCGCAACACGTAGCTTCGTATCTATGCCAAACTCTTTCATAGCCGCATTAAGAGGGCCAACGTACTTCTCAGCACGTTGTCTAGCTCCCGGCATAATTTTAAGGAGCTGCTCTTTGGTAATTTCCATTACAACTTTGCAGCTATATTCTGGTCAATTATCCTGCCAATAAGCCCTGCCAAGAAAGATACTCCGGCAGCTATCAGAACATACTTAGTAGGGATTTCTTTCTTAAACTCCTCTGGCAAATACATATACCCACCAATGATAGAAGCACCTACGATATTAGCTTGAACACTGAGCATCTTCCAAGCACTCTTCCAATCTTCAATTAGTTTCATTGTGGCCCTCTATTCATTAGTTTCTCTATTGTCAATTCATGTTGTGCGAGTCTAAGGTTCAGTCCAGAGATTACAGAATCTCTTGCAACTACTTCTGCTTGCAACTTGATACCCTTAGCCTCCCATACGGACAGCTCATTAATGCTGCCTTCTAGTGCTGCAACTCTATGCATTAAGGCTGTGTTGTCATTAAGCAGCATGTTAAGCTTTACAGTCATTGTTGCAAGCATCTCAGCCATACGTGTATTCTCTGCCGATAAATTCTTGTATAGGCTTTCTTCAGCTTCATTTCGGGCATTATCTCTGGTATTCTGTGAGTACCATCGGACTAGGCCAAGGCCTAGGAACAGGCCAAGGACTCCGATCACACCTATATTTGAGATAAGCTCCATAGTAATTCCTTGCATTTCTTACTTTCTTAGTTAGAGTTTTTAGATATGGTATACAGGATACAAGGATCAAACCTGTAGGAATCTTCGTAACCAGCAGACTCTGCACAAGACTCAGAGCACATATATCTCCCACTTTTCTCTGGCATAAGCCAAGAAATGAAGCCGAATATTTGTTGCCAATCATAGGGTGCTCCCTGATTATCCTTAAACCACTTAGCAGCTTTTATAGGGTTGTGCTTATATTCAACTACGTCCCATTTATTTGGATCGAGGAGGACTCGTTTGAACCTTACCCCACCTGTACGTCCTGCACGTCTTGGGGACCATACAGGCATCTTATCGCTGGCTACAGATGAGGCACACCAGTACATTCCGTCAATAGGCTCGCATGTACCGTCCGGCATAAAACTAGCTACACAATCTTCTGGCACAAATACAACCTCTGTATGACTATACAAACCTTTTAAGCGTATTCTAATCATCCAATTGAAGATTCCTAAAAATCCTTCCCTTGATGTTTTGTATGATGCCAGCTTCATGTTAAAGTCCGGACGCTAAGAGGAATAAGGAATCTAATTGCTGCTCTGTAAAACCTAGTATTGGCGCTAGTGCTGCGACTATTTGTTTATTCCTATGCACCTCTTGACTATACTGCCACTCTATTCTAGCGGCCTCGCCTTGTACGCCCGCCATAGCTGCTATGGCTGCATCTACGTCATCCAGCAAGCCTTGACTTAGTAGTGCAAGGCGGGCTTGCCGCATAGTTACAAATGAAGGTATCGCTACAACAGGCGAGTATGCCTCTGGATTTGCTGCTAGAGCATCTTCCCACAAGGTTGGTGTATCTAGTGGACTAACTACAATATCACCAGCCTCTACAGTTTTTAATAGTATGGAAGTGTTTTCTGAATTTGCATAGTTAGCCCTCAGAATTATATAAGTCATGTTTGTAGCCCTTCAGCAACCAAAGAACAAAGAGAAACCCCACCACCTATGCGGCCTGCTGTTGTCCCGTTCATATAGGTAGAGTCTGTTTGCGCCCCTACACGTATTGTGTAGGTTTGAGGGGATGTTGTCCCCGGCACATGCTCAAATTCAAATCCGTGAGAAAAAACAATATTGCTACCGGGTGATACTATGGGTTGTGCTGCTACTGGTACACCATTTACAAACAGCGCAGAGATGAAGCCCTGTGCCGCACCGGCTACCGCAGCATTTCCTTGATAACGCAGCCTAATAACTTCTGTAGTTGATCTAGGTGTTATTGTTGTGCTCAGTATTTGTGTCCCCTCATCTGCTTGGGGTACACTGTTGTCAAAAGGGATAGTTGCAGAAAGGGCGCTATTTCCAGTATAAGCGACGAATGTACGGTTAGCCTGTGTAGCTCCAGAGGCTCTCGAATAAGAGAGGCAATAGACTATAGAGCCATCATAAAAATACCTTGCCGTATCTCCTGTTGCCGTGGTGATGTTTGCACCGCTAGGGAGCTTATTTGTCGTTGGATGGTGCGTTAATGCAAGAGCACCATCAAATATCACGTCCATTACTTGTCCATTAGACATTGTTACCGCGCTTATCGCCGTAATCCCTGTAATGTGCACTGTGTTACCAGTCGCTGTGGATAGATCGATAGTTGAAGCAGACGTAATACTCGCGCCTGTTTTATATTTTACTAGCCCAGTGAACGTATCTCCCGCAATACTAGGAACTCCTAGAGAAACTCTGGCCTCTGCTGCGTTGCCTGTAGAGCCTAGTAGACCTGTAACATAGTCATAAAGTTTTCCAAAACCACCCCTTGCCACAGCATTCGTAGGGTTTGGGTATGTATCTGCTATCTCTGTTCTTAGTGGAGGTGTTGCCATTTAATATCCTCTTATTGTAATGTCTGAAGTTGCCCCACTTACTGCTGTATGTGAAGAGTTGTAAGCTTTAATCTTAGGGATTAAGTTCACTGTTTTATCTATTTCAATTGTCTCTGCCCCGCTTGCATTTGACTGCAAGGTAGCTTGTACATTTTTAATCACATTAAATACTTTAGTGTAAGGAATAGTTGTTCCAAGTGACGAAATAGCCAAGTCGTCTATATACTCTACAATGTCTGGGGCATCAATTATTATTGACATTGTTGAAATAACCCCCTGAGTAGTTCCTGCCCCCAGTGTTACTCTAAATTGGTACACATCATTCTTAGCCACAACCTGACCCGGCCAAGGTATCCAAGCTCCCTGTACACCCGCGTAAAATGGATCAACATCAGCTCCATAAAAAGATGCCCCATCAGCGTCGTAAAATGGGGTAGAGTCAGGGAACCTATACTCAATTACTAAATCTACACCTTGTGTATCTACTTGCAGAGTCATTAAAGACCCCGCTAAGGCGCTTGTTATAGTTGTATTGTCTGTTGTATATGTCACCTGAGCAAATGTTGACGCATCATAAAACGGATCGAGTTCCGCCCCATAGAAGCTTTGTGTGCCAGTGCCGTAGAATGAGTCTAGGTTGTCAGCAACAATGTCCCCGCCTACTACACTACCACCTGAGATTGTGCCGGGATAAGCCAGAGCATCTAGGTCAATTGTCTCGACAACATTTTGTATAGGCGCATCACCAAGGTCTGTAAATATGTTGGCTGTAGCAAGAGATTCATTGCCACTTGTGTCAACAGCTTTACCCATGATAACCACTACACCGCTAGGACGAGTTACCAAATCATAGGGCATTTCTGTTATAATACCTTGATGAAGCGGTGTGGCAGAATTCCAGTCAAGGCTTGTCCCATATTGGAATCTAAATATGTAACCTTTTAAGTCAATAGCTGATACAGGAGTCCAATTCATAATTGAACCAGAGATTGTCAGGTCAGTTATATCTGGAGGGGGCATTGTCTTCCCCACAACTTGATGGAGTGTTGCGTATGTCCAATCAGACTTTACATTAAAGTATGGGTCAACGTTTCTTGCACGTACTGTGTAGAATGCACTGTCCAATACTGGACCTAAATACGCCTGAGTTTGCTCGCCAGTAACGCTTGTCTTCTCCCATACATCACTACCAAGCATCTGCCACTCAACTTCTATTGAACTCCCCATTTTCACTGTCTGCGTAGGCCAAGTAACCAGTATCCTAGAGATTAGTGTCCCCGACTCGCCTAGTTGAAGGATATTTTCACCAGACTCGCAAGATACAGAGGCTATCTTGCTAATAATGAATGGATTTGGGAGATTAGTATTAGGGGTTGCATCATTAACCACTTGGTCAGCAAAATCCCAAATACCCTCTGCATCTTCCTTGAGTGTTAGCTCTACAGCAGATGTTGGAGAGAATTTCTTATCTGTTACTTCAAATACTTTGTTAACCCACCCGAAATAAGGGCTATTAAGCGTTACCCTATCTCCAACTTGTGCTGCCCACGCCTTGAGCGAAAATTCAGCCTTCACTGTGTAAGCGTTACGATTCTTCTCTGTGAAGATTCTACAAAGATTGTGCACTCGTTGCAAATTGTCTGTATAAGGCAAATCAATATCTGACCAGATTTCTCTGCCGTCTAATGCTAAGAAGTTGGCATTCTGGTATGGGACATAGTCTGTAGATACATATTGATTCTCTGATGAGATGTATTGTCCACGGACACTATTATAAGTATCTGAGTCAGACATTCCCGGAGTAACTGCTATAGAACCTACAATATCTTCTTGCTGCAAGGCCAGCACAGGTGCCGTATATTTTCCTGCACGTATTGACCAATTTGTTGACACAATAGAACCCGCCATTGCCTGTGCAAACTGTTCCAACACTTGCGCTTGAGACTGGTTAGATGTAACTGTCCCATTCAATGTATACCTCTTACCAAAGCTAAAGGCTTCATCACACACGTTTGCTGCTGTGATAAATTTCGATAGCGGAAGGTCAGCAGCACCAACACCACACAACTCGCTTGTAAGGTAGTCGTAAGTTGCTAAAACCGGATTATCACTCCACGCAGTTGTGTCCGTGCGAAAATCGTAAAGTTTCTTACCTTTAAGCAACACCTCTATATTTGGTATGCCGCCCTGAAACTCCGACTGGTTAAGGTCTAGGCGAATAACTGTATAACAGAACCCGCGCAACACAGATGTGGAGAACCACTTAGATGGAACATCTGCCATGAGTGTTGCGTCGGCTGGGTCACTCATACTCCCTAAATGTTTCTTTACACGTACTGCTGAGTATTCTTGCGTGTACTGATAGGAGAGGTCGAAGTCTGTTAATGTTCTGCCATCAGTAGCAAATGCGGTGAGGACATTATCAACTACTGAGAAACTGGTAGCAGTAAACTCGTAACCACCCTCAGAGCCAGTCACCCTGCCAACGCAAGTTACCGACGAAGGGATATAGTTAGAATTCAGTGTCACTGGGCCACTACCCATAACCTGCATGGCTGCAACATTTATCGTGTCTATTCTAAAATACTGACCACTTGTAACGAAGCCGTCTATATCAAGCAGGCCAAGTGCAACACCGTTTATATATACTTCTTCGATGGCTTCACACTCATGTGCCGCATGAACACAGACAAGGTGTTTATACTCGTCTCTGCTGCCACTTGAAAACATACCTACAATACTACTACCTACGCGAACCTTTCCATAAGCATACGTGTGTGGGTTCTCTACAGCAATACTTGTTATAGTTCTGTCTTTAAGATTAGCGTTGTATTCGGCCTTCTGCGCGTCTGCAGCTCTCTGTGCTTTCTTCTCTGCTTTCTTCTGTTGAGCTGCACCGTATACCATCATGCCGATTGTCAATACAACTTGTGCAACAGCCAGCCAAGTTGTAGCGAAACCTAGTATGACTACTGGCCCGGCAAAAGCAATTGCAGGGAATAGTCCCAATAATATTAGTAGCGCCAAGCGCATGTGGCCTCTCCTCTGTCAATAAATTCTAAACCTTCCGGCCCTGCGCCAACTACATGTTGTCCACTATAAATACAGAGAGCTTTTCCAAATAATGCTATATCACCATCGCAAGCACTATTTACAGGTATTCTTTTTAGTCTGCTATCTACTACGCTACGCACTCCGCCTAGATTTTTTAGTAGTCTTAAAGCCCCCTTAGCAGAGTTCCACTTAGGAACCCCATCAAGCATATCTTTACCACTTTTAATATTTATCCAGCCTGCTGTGAATAACACACAATCATGTTTTCCCCACTCGAAAGGCGTTTCCATGTGTTTCATAATGTACTCTGCCAATGTCATTTTAAATCCTTTGGAAATTTTTACTCAGCCATGTTTGCGGGTTAGCTATTAGATCATTCAGATAATCGAATCCTGTATCTGTGGGGTATTTCTTTTTCTGTTGTGGAGCATTCATACGTAATGCTGGGAGTCTCTTGAATCCGTAAGCAGCCGTCTCGCACTTCAATGCTATACTTGCATCAACACCCTCTATGCCGATAGACATTATATCCATGTACCCTTTCCAGCACAGCTCAGGGGTTCCTATGAGCCTAAACTGTTCATCTAAGGGACACATGTACATCTTGGCATCGCGACCCCTATAATCCCTTACATCACCAGCAGCAAGGGCTATATTTGCAGGTATGCCTGCATTGAGTGTGAATGTTAGAGCCTTAGCGTCGATATTGTCTTCTTCTTCAACTTCTGATATACTTCCGAATTCCCCCAATCCTATCCAATCATAGCCACCCCAAGTAATGTTTACATTGGAGTTGGTGAAACGGGCTTGTGCAGAAATGAAATCAAAGAATACAAAGTAAAGTACCCTTACAACTGGTGCTTCTAGCGCTGCTTGTTGTTCAACTGATATTGCCACTTACGGCCTCCAGTCTTCTGTCAAATTTAGATTAAATCCCTCTGCCATATGCCCAGTATACTTCCAACTTGTTTGACTGTCGTTTCTTCTGAATAAAGCCTTTGGCTTATCCCAAGTTACTGCGGAAGACAAGGAGAAACTATTTCTAAGAGGAGGCTCGAAAGTTACGACAATATTTCCACTAACATCCGCCGTAGCATCAGCAACCACCATGACAACTTGCTGCGTAAGCCCTATACCAATTCCGAGCATATCACCTTGTACGAGCGTCTTGCTAGCTTGAGAAGCATCTGTGGCAATGGTCATAGAGACATCACCTTGCACAGCAGCCACACCCAGAACCATAGTGCCACGCATCGTGCCAATAGGGATTGGTCGGGCCATATCCCACATAGCTATCTGATTAAGTCTGCCTCGTAGTTGCATCAGAAGGGCTTTCCAGCCCCCTGACATAACCTCTGGAGCCATCGGAGAGGATAACGTAACCTCCCATAATGGGTAGCCAGCTTCAATGGCTTGTACCCCGAACACAGAGCGAGACTCAGCATCAAGTCTCTTCATACCCCACGTCATCTCAACTTTTTCAAGAGACTCTACAAATGTTATCACTGCCATACTTTAAAGCCTCTTTATTATGTTATAATCGACGCGCCCTTGTAAGGTCGTCCACGAGTTTTGCATTACCTGATTTGACAGCATTGTTGACTATCTTTTCCACCTCAGCTTTATCTGCCCTAGCATCAATATTGATTGTAGGGGCATATGTAACTTTGGTTTCTCCAGAACTGCTTCCACCAGATGCTACAACTCCTAATGAGCCGTCTGATGTACGTTGCAAAGGCATGATAGCTTCTGGTCCAGCTTCCCCCATAAGGCCCATGTCAAAGCCCGTAGGCTTGTTAACAACACCGTTAGTGAATGCTCCTCCGTCTGCAAACTTCGTCGTCATAGCTCCACCAGAAAACGCGTTACCTTTAGCATTTACACTAAAACTTGGTGAAGCATTAAGCCAAGAAGTGCCTCCGCTGATAACCGGATCAACGGCTGTAGGTGCTCCGCCACTAGCACCAATCAAGGACATTCCCAGAGACAGTAAACCACCTAAGATTCCACTTCCTCCCCCACTTGAGGACGCTCCGCCCATAAGCCCTGCGATAGTTTGTTTAGCCTGTATACGAACAATATCTGCTATAATGGATTTAGCAAGGTCTGAGAAACTGAGTTTGCCAGTCATTGTAAATTCTACTAAGGCATCTTCCATTCCTTTGAAGGCATTAGTAAAGAGGTCTTCTGTCTGCTTGTTAAGGTTATTGGCATTGTCTGCGTAATTTGCCATTGCTGCGCTAGCACCAAGCGCCCAGTTTTGCTCTTGTTCAAGCTTCTTCTGGAGATGTTCTGCATGCTTCTTAAGGTCTTCGGCATTGAACTTTTCGATACCGGCTAATCTCGCAGCGTACACATCATTATCCATACCTCCGCCGCTTTGCTTTAGGTTCTCTAATTCAACCTTCTTGGCTTGGTACTCTTTGTTAATTGCATTTACTTTCTCTTGTTCCGCCTTAGCACGACTACCCATTCCCGCACCAGCCAGTTCTTGAGCATATTCTTGAGAACGTAGTGCTGAACCGGCCTCTAAAGTTGCAATGTATTGGAGCGTATCCAGTCGGTCTTTTTCGAGACTATTGAGCTTTTCTTGATCTACAATTTGTTGAGCTTTGTTGATCTGTGCTCTAATACCAATTATTTCGATTCCTTTAGCTTTTTCCTCTTGTTGAATTAGAAGATTTAAGGCTTTCTCATTGGCTGTGTTACTCTTATTCTTGTTGGTAGGGTCTTCAAGACGAGACTTAATATCAAGCTGGTCCTGATATTTAGCATTAAGCGCAGCCATTGCTTGCTCTTGCTTATTAGCTTCAGATACAGCTTTTGCTGTAGATCCTTTAGTTTGTTTTGCAATAGCTAGTGCGATGAGGCTCTTTTTCTGCTCATCATTTATATCCATAGCTTTTATAGCATCAATCTTTTGCTGGTCTGCGTAGTCTTTGTCCCATTTTTTACGCTCTTCATTATAGAGCTTTGCCTGAGATGCTGTCTTCTTTTGCATCTCATCTGCAGCCTTAACAGCGCTTGACACTGCAATAATTCCCTCAAGACGGTCATTATCTGCTTTAGCACGATCTATAGATATCTGCAAGCCTGCTTTAATAGCCGCATTGTCTGTTCTTACTTGTGCATCAGTAAGTCTAAGGATAGTCTCTTTGTTTCTAGCCAGAGTCGAGTCCTCTTTTACAGCCTCTGTTGCCGGAGCTTTCTTATTCTCTGCTGCGTATTTCTCATTTATGGCGTCAATCTCTTTCCTAATGACCGCTATCCTAGTGTCTGTATCAGCTACTAATTTGCTTGTAGTTGCCGCAGATTGCTTAGGAGTGTCGTCTGCCCACAACTTATACGCGGCATAAAGGACACCTAGTGCTGCTATCAGCAAGCCGACTGGCCCCAACACAGCGCTTATCGCTGTAGCCACTGCTGCCATTGCTGGACCAAAAGCCCCTGCTGCGGTTGCTCCAACAGACAGGGCCGTAGCTACGCTAGTTACCCACGAAAGGAACTTTAGGGCTAAAAGGGAACTGATAGCGTATGTGAGTGCCTTAATGTTGTCTGTGATAAAGGTTACGACTGATATCATCGTATCTCTCACTATTGGCATAATCTCCACAACACTCATTAAGGCTTTTGACAGGTTCTTATTAAGCTCGGTGTCCTGAGACATTTCACCCATAGCTTTTGTCCAAGCATTCTTAATTACTGTCAGTGCACTATCGACTGTAATTGGAAGCTCTGAAAAATCCTTCTTCCATCCCGGCAAAGCATTCTTGATAGCGTTGGTTATCAAGTCAATGCCGAGTTGACCATCAGCACCCATCTGTTTAATTGTCTTGCCTGTTTGGGAGAACCCTTTCCCTGTACGTACAAGCTCTGCTTCAATTGCACGTATGATTGGCGGAGCGCCTTCTAACACAGCATTCAACTCAGCGCCATTCAAACGCCCTGCTGCCATAGATTGAGAGAATTGTAGCATTACAGAGCTTGCCTCAGCCCCTGTAGAGCCGTTCAATTGTAAGGCTAGACCTACCCCTTCAGTGACCTTCATAACGTCTTCAGAGGTCTTTCCAAGGGCTTTCATAGGTACTAGCATACGTGTGTACAACCTTGTAGAGTCCTCCAAAGGAATTCTCAATGATTGTGCCATAGCGTACAACTCACCTTGTACCTTATTGGCCTCTTGCATAGAGCCTGTAGCAACCTTCAGGCGAGAAGCCATCATGGCCCAACTGTCCCCGGCCTCTATGATACTTTTAGCAAAGCCAACAGACTTATACAGCAAGAAGGCACTGATCATGCTCTTCACTGTATTGTTAAATATTGTACCTTTGGTGCTGGCTTTCGCCATTGCCGCAGCCTGTGCATCAATACTTGCACCAAGCTCTTGCGCCTGCTTTACAGCCCCTGCTGAGAACCCTCTTTGAGCGGCTGTAAGGGCTGCTGTTTGTGCAGCATTCTTGCCCATTACATTGGCTTTTAGTTGGAGCCTTGAGATATACTTATCAGCAGCCTCTGTAGCCTTCTGCGTAGTTTTTGTTACTTTATCTTGTTCAGACTGTTGCTTCTGCATTGCAGGGAGAAGCGGAAGAATACTCTTATCAACCTTAGAAGCTGCCAAGGCTAGTGCTTCCAAGCCCTTAGTAGCTTCCTTAATACCGTCAGACTTTACCGTTATGCTGAGTGTTGAAACATCTATCATATATTGCCTCTGATGGTATTATTGGATTATTCTGTATTAGTCCGATTCTTAATCGATCTTAATGCTGCTGCAAATGCATTGCCCCAGTCGTGCTTAACTGTTACGTCTGTATAAGGAGCTTTCCGTTTAGGGCTGCCTCCTTGTGATAATTCTGTTGTATATAAAATACTTAAATGTCTAATTAACAATAATTCCCACGAAGTAATGTCCGTGTCCGTTAATTCTTTCCACGCTTTAATCTCTTGCCATGTTAAAGGAGAAAGCCCCATACTAGATTGCTGAGCTGCACCTATCTCATCTAGTAAATTTACTAGATACAAGGCATACTCGACATCCGGCAACGGAGGCTCAATTTCTTTCTCTATATATTCTTCTAGGCGGCTTTGTGTCTTCTTTTCAGGGACACTTCTGAGCCACGCCAGCTGTCTTACATACAGAGAAAGGTCTTCATTTACTGTTGCAAAAAATTTGAAGCTTCTCCAATACTATTGTCAACTTGCTCGCGCAGCCAATCATAGGATGGGTTAGAGTACAGCTTACGGAATGCTTCTGGGGTATTGATTGGCTCGCCATCAAGCTTAAGGTTGATAGCTTCTTTAGAACATGCTACCAGCAATTCGATAGCATCTGATTCAATGCCCTCTGCTGTAGGTTTTGCTTTGCCGCGCTTGAGGCGTGCGTTGTTCATTGCCAAGACTTTGTCGCGGTATTGTTTAGAGCTAGTGCCGTAGACAATGATTTGGACAGGGGATGTTTTAGCCTCATCTGCGTACAACGGAGCGTCCGTTGCAGGGTGCACGATGTGGATAGTTGTGACGTTTTCTTTAGCTAATGTGTTCAGGTCGAATGACATGTGGTAGAGTCCTTAAAGTTATGTTATAGTATTGTTTGAAACAACCTTACTTAATTACTCTTTGGTAATTTTGTAAGAGAGCGTCCCTAGGTAGAGGGACGCTGTGTGGCTATTAGATTTCGATGATGGAGTTGTCGATTTCAAGTGTAGCTGTTGCAGTCAGGATATCGTCCACGCCGCCGACATTAGTTGTGTAGGACATACATTGCGACGAAAAGTAAAAAATGGTCCCATCTTGTGTCTCAAGTTTATACGAGTAGGAGAGGTCAGATGCTGCAGCTGCTATCAAGAGTGCTTGTCCTGCGTCGCCCGGCACGCGTGCCATTTCAACAGGGATGGAGCCATTGTCCACTGATCCCTTCCGCTTAACTACCGTGCGATTTCCCAACGAATTGAAGGTTACTAGGTTCGATACCGTACCAAACTCGCCTAGATTGGAAATGTACAAAACCTCCGTGAAGGTCAGTGCCGCGAAGCCAGCTGCGTCGTATGTGGTAGGTGCGGATGCTGTTACATAAAATTTACTTCCTGCACTCGTTCTAATATCGGCGATACTTGTAGCCATGTTTATTCCTTAAAATTTAATTATTAGTAGACAATTCTACAGATTGCGATATCAGCGCACCAAGGCGCTCTATCAATTCTTCGTAATCCACATCATAGAAACATTCGGTATAACCATTGAATTTATCTACTGGATTTTCATACTTACTTCTTAACTCTTGCAGTAAAATATTTTCTATGCTAGGTGCAATTGTTCCGTCATCAAACTTAGCGCTAAACGCCTCAGTGAATTCTATACCAGACTCCCTTGAGACGTGCTTAGCTCTTGACTTGCCAGACTTATTACTGATGCCGACTTTAGTCAACTTGTCGGAAGTAAGTACATAAATTATGCCGGGCTTATTTGAGGCATACCCGCTGATGGCACAAGCAGGACATCCCTGACCCTGTGTATGGCTGCCGGGGTTTTGTCTGAATATTCCATGAATAGGGCAACGAATATCTACCTTAATCTTGATAGTCTTATAGACTGTCTCAGAATAATCGTAGAGGTTTCCGTGACGCTTCACTGCATCCTCTAGGAAATCTTCTTGTGTTTTTCTACAGACATCCCCGACGCGCTCACTAGCACATTTCCTACAACCCTCCCCAGCTAGGTGTCTATTAGACGACTGAAGAAATTCTCCGTGCTTTTGACAAATAATTATTGACTTTGCTCCCGATTTTGTGTAAACAAATTTAGAATAATCATATTTGTCACCATGAACCTCCACAGCCTTATTTAAGAAGTGTCCTAATGTTTTAGAAAAGCGGCGGCTTGTCTTTATAGAGTCGCAGGTAGGGCAATTTGATCCGGCAAGATGAGATGCTGGTGTTTGCATGAAAGGGCCATGCTCAGGGCAAATTATTTCCACAGATGTATAAGTATTTACATACACAACCGGAGAGTAATCGTACTTTCCCTTATGCACTTTATGGGCTTTCTCTACAAACTGCCCATTAGTTAAAGCTCTCTTTTTAGCAGTCTTTTCCGTGGCGCATTTTACGCAGCCACTTCCTCTCACGTGCCTATATGGAGTTGATAGGAAGTCACCATGAACGTGGCAAGTAATTATAATATCTGTATCAGTGCCAATATACTTAGACTTTTCATAAGAATACCTATCCCCATGTGCTTGCCTTGCTTTTTCTAGGAAACCTTCCTGAGTAAGTTTTCTTGTCATACTTACACAGTAAGTGTCGCCGTTACAAGTGCAGCACCTGTTACTGTCACAGTTCCTAGAAGGAATGCTGAGATAGCGTCAAGCTCTACAGCCACTGTTGCTCCAGCAGCTACAACGATTGCTTTGCCTGCTGATACATCAAGGGTTGCTCCATACCCTTTAGGGGTAATCGTGGTTGAAGCAGAGCCATCAATAGTTGCTGTCAGGGAGCCTGCTGTGCCATTAGTCAGTGTAAGAATCTGACCAGCTCCTGCCACATACACCAGAGTGTCCGACGCCGACAAGGTTGTTACTGTAACGGCTGTAGAAGTTCCCAAGCCCTTAATCTTCGTTTGTGTAATGACTGCCATTTAATTTCCTTTTAATTTATCTTGATTCGTATCGGTATTGGATGGTTACTGGAATTATTCTCCAGCCATCTTCAAAGATTGGTTGTGAAACACTTGGTGTTCTCTCTACAGAAACTACAGAGAGTTTTGGAACTATTGGAAACAAGTCAACAATACTCTGTGCAAGTCTATCGGATTTACCCGCACCTTGTCCGTTGTCCCATGTCCAGCAATTAACTTGAAAGATTCCTATCTCACGCTTGTTAAGACCATCTACAGATGTGTCGATAGTTGCAGCAGGGAGAATAAAAACTTCTAGGAACGATGCTTTGTCAACAGGCTTTACAAAGGATTCGCCCTCTAGTGCCAGCTTTATGACAGGTGATTGTGCAGTAGCCCAAGTGTTTAATTTTGTAGTAAGCTCACTTCTTATTATTGATATACTCATTTATGCCTTGCTGCAACTTGTTGCAAAGATATTCTAACCATACCTGTGGGAGCTTTAAACTTACTCCATCCAAGATATTCTATTCGATATGCGTAGGGCAGATTATTTGTCATAGAAACGATATTGTCGGTTGCATAGAAGGGCTTAGTTGCGAGAAGGCTATCTATATCCGCCTTACTTCCACTACCAAAACTATCTGGTGACCTTTCCATCGCCCAAGAGTATTCGCCCATCCCTTTAGCTGTGTGCCAAGAATTTATTAAGTAGCCGTCTAACACAGGAGTAGAGTTAACTACCAGCTGGAACAACTCCCTAGTAATTGATTCCACTTTCTTGCTGACTTCTTCAATCTTCTTGTCACAGTTTAATTTAACGGAGTCTGCGAATGTTCCCATTAGCGTCTCAAGTACAACTCAAACATTACGTTGTTATTGCCAGAGGGATTAGTCTCTTTCAAAGTAACTATGTTAAAAGTATTCCCACCCATCTTAAACTTATCTTTAGAGGGTTCTATTGCTGGCATCACTGCAGAGGGACTTTTCTTTTCGAGTGGTCTTACAAATGCCCGTTTATCTCCAGCTTGAATGAGTGTCCCATCAATCATCTGTGAGCCATTTGATTGTAGGGTTAAATCCAATAGGATTGCTTCAACTTCATACTCTGTCTCTGAGAATGTAACGTCACCTGTTTCTAAGTCTCGTACAGCCTCTCCTGCTATAATAAACGTAGCTAACCCACCAAACTCTTGCATAAACTCTGCTACAGTGGCATCAAAATCTTCTAGCATACACTCTCCTATTATTGGTTTATAGCGGCTACGTCAGAGAGCACTTGAGACTGATTAGGGTATCTATAAGCATCATTCCAGTCTTTTACAAATTTAACTAGAGGGGACTCTGTTGTGGAGGATGCCGAGAAGGGTATTGGGTATATGCCGGAGATAGTGTTGGGACTGTTAATGGTATCAATAATAAACCGGCGATAGTTGACGAATGTTTCACCAGACCATTGCTCAAGCTGTTGTAGCTTTTTATGGCTTCTCTGCGCAAAGATTGCTAGGATATAGTTTGCCAGAGTTACTGTAGACCTTGATAAGTCATTAGACGTGCTTGCTAGCACAGCCTCATACACGGAGTCAGGCAGTATCGGCAGATCGGACCAATCACCTAGGCGAAGTCGAAGTTTGCCAATGTCTGTGTTTGGGTCAATGATCATACTTCGTCCTTTAATATTTTAAAAAATAAATCAACTTGTTTTATAAGACCTTTATAGTCAACATCAATAAAACACTCTGTTGATCCGTTGTATTTTTGGTCGCATCTGTCATACCGTGGGACTAGAGTCAATAAGGCGTATTTCTCAATAATTTGTGCCATTCTTCCATCCGTATTGCTGTGGCTATAAACCACATCAAATACTTTTCCAGATGCAATATTAATCTCTCTAACTCTCTCCTCCACAACCCTGTTAGTTATACCGATCTTTACAATATTGTCGCACTTTAATATGTAAAGTGTCCCCGTTAAATTTGCTCTATATCCATAACAAGCACAACTTGGGCAGCCTCGGCCAGAAAGTAGATGATTTGGTTTTATGTCGAAGTCGCCATGTTTATGGCACACAACAGTTACATGTGTTGCCGATGCTTTATAGTCAACCTTACTGTAGTCAAAAGTATTTCCATGCCTATTAAAGGCTTTTAATAGGAATCTCTCCAATGAATCAGGCACAGACCCTTTAACCATGCACCTAGGGCAACCATCTCCTCTGTTCGTATGGGCCGCAGGTATCTGGTAAAAATGTTCTCTGCACTTTTTGCATAAAATTTTTACTTTAATTTTTGACTTAATATAAATTGCTTCACTATAATCATATTTGTCACCATGTACTTCTTTACAATCTCTCAGGAATTCCTCTTGAGTCTTAAGTTTTGTTGACATTTAATTCCTTTACTGAAACGCCCTGCAAAGGGCGCTTTATAAAGAAACTGGCGAGTAGTTATCTCACAAAGCTTCTAGATATTAGTTGCTCGAATGGACGCGAACAACAGCTTGGGGACGCAACAGAGCAGAGATATGATTCGATTCAGTTTCGATATCGATCTTCGTACCGTTTTGTGCCGCTTGCTCGAATGCGTACATTTTTTCGCCAAGGGTATTAACCAAGCCGAAACGCTCTGCTGGCGAGAAAT